ATGGCAATTAATAAAATACCAGAAGGTGGTAGAAACAATGCAATGTTTCATTATGGGGTTTATGCTAAAAAGAAATGGCCATCAGAATGGAAAAGCAGACTTACTATGTTTAATATATCTGCATCAGAAACTCCATTAAGTGAATCAGAAATAGATATAATTAAAAGACAACACGACAAAAAAGAATGGGGCTATAAATGTAATGATACTCCGATGTGTAATTTATGTGATAAAAAATTATGCAAAACTAGAAAATATGGAATAGGTGAGGAATTAGTATTTCCTTTACTAGCTGATTTACAAAAAATTAAATTAGAAAAACCTTATTATTATCTTAACGTAGATGGAGAAAGACTACATCTAGAAAATGTTAAATATTTAAAACAACAAAGTTTGTTTCAAGAAGCATGTATGGAACAATTAGATTTTAAACCACCAACAGTTAAACCTAGAGATTGGGATACAATTATAAACCCACTGATGAAGAACCACGAACCTGTGGAACCACCAGAAGGAGTAACAACAGCAGATCAATTGAGAAATCATTTAGAAGAGTTTTGTTTAAATAGACATATAGGTTCAGATGTTAATGATCTTAAAAAAGGTGGAGTATGGACTCATGATGGTTATCATCATTTTGTTTTTAGTATGTTTTATAGTAAATTTTTAGTAAGACAAAGATGGGAAATAAATTATCAACGAACAGCGCAAATGTTAAAAGACCATTGTAATTGTGATGACAAGAAAAGAGTTGGAAAAGAAAGAATTTCTGTTTTTACGGTAAAACAATTTGATAAAAAAAAAGAAGAATATATTCAAAAAGAATTAAAACCAAAGGATGTATTTTAATGGATGAAAGAATTCAATATGATTTGTTTGAAGAAGAAAAAATAGTAGAAAAAATAAACTTAGACCAACCTCCTGTGGAGGTTTCAACTCTTATACCAGAAGTACAAGTTAAAAAAAATAAATATTTTATTTATCCCACTAATGGGAAGCATCCTTTTGCTGCTTTTGATAAAAAATTAGACACAAACGATTATCCTTATATAGAAGATAGAAATTATCATAATCGAGGAACAAAAAGTTCTACTGCTATAACTATAAGAGATAAAGTTGCTTATCCCGTCGTATCATTAGCGAAGGAAACTATTGTAATTGGTAGATCAAGAACAATATCTATGTGCATACATAAGTTAGTTGCTAGAGCTTTTTTAAAGGCAGATAATATTGATCCCTATGATAAATATACAGTAGTAGATCATATTGATGGAAAGACCTGGGATTATAGGTTAACAAATCTACGATTTGTTACAAGATCACAAAATAATAAAGGTTGCAAAAAGGCAAGTAAACAAAGAATTTTTGAAGTAGGTAAATTGAATAAGAGATATTAATATTATGAAAACAATAGTATTGGGACCACCAGGCACAGGAAAAACAACAACCCTATTAAATAAGGTAGATGATTATTTAAAAGAAACTGATCCAGATAGAGTAGGATACTTTGCTTTTACACAAAAAGCTGCTTACCACGCTAGAGATGAAGCAATTAAAAAATTTAATTTAACTGAAGATGATCTTCCATATTTTAGAACTTTACACTCATTAGCATTTAGAAAGCTTGGTCTTAAAAAAGATCAAGTAATGCAACCAAGACATTATAAAGACTTAGGAAAAAAATTAGGTTTTCCGGTGTCTTATGCAGAACACCAAGAAGATCACGGTATATTTACTTCTGACAGTGAATATCTTCAGATAATACAACTAGCGCAATTAAGAAACATAACACCTGAACAACAATATAACTTGCAAGAGCATACTCAAGATTTAGAATTAGATAAATTAGTTATTATTTATAATGAATTAAAAAGATATAAAAAAGAGTATAACTTAATTGACTTTAATGACATGATTTTAAATTTCATTAAATCAGATTTATCCCCTAAATTTGATGTAATATTTATTGATGAAGCACAAGATTTATCATTGATGCAATGGGATATGACTAAATCTATATGGAATAAAACCGAAGATACTTTTATTGCAGGAGATGATGACCAGGCTATATTTAAATGGGCTGGGGCTGATGTAGATTCTTTTATAGCTTTAAAAGATCAAATGATTAATCTTCCGTTAATACAATCACACAGAATACCTATGAAAGTTCATCAATTAGCAATGGGGATTATAAATAGAATTAAACATAGAATAGATAAAAGCTGGCAACCTAGAACTGCGGAAGGAAATCTACAAAGACATTTTGATGTTGATTCTGTGGACATGTCTAAAGGAGAATGGTTGGTTTTAGCAAGAACTAAGTTTATGTTAAAGGAAATAGAAGACGTTCTATATCGTAAAGGACTATATTATGAAAATAGATATAAAAGAAATTATGAAAAAGATTTACAAGAAGCAGCCACTGATTGGGAACATTTACGACAGGGACAACTTTTAACCTACAAACAAATCGAAAAAATTTCTAAATACGTAGGACCAGATCACTGGGAAAAAGAAAAAATAAAAGGGATGGCTAAAGGTTCTTTCTATGGAATGGATCAATTAACTAAAGACTTCGGCTTAAAAACTAAGAAGGTTTGGTATCAAGCTTTAGATGATGCAGGAAGTAGAAGAATAGAATATTTAAGAAAGATGCGAGCTAATGGAGAACAGTTAAATAAAAAACCAAGAATAGAATTGTCTACAATACATGCAGCTAAGGGAGGAGAATCACAGAATGTGGTTTTATTAACTGATCTTACAAAAACAACTATGGATAATTATGAAAAAAATCCTGATGATGAGAACAGATTGTTTTATGTAGGAGCAACTAGAACAAAGGAAAATTTACATATAATAGAACCAAAACAATATAATAAAGGATTTACAATATGAGCGACGTATATAAAAAACAAGTAGGAGGATCTCACTATCAGTCTATGGTTATTCAGCCATCAGAGTTTATAAATAAAAATAACTTGCCCTTCGCGGAAGGAAACGCTATAAAATATTTGTGCAGACACAAGCAGAAAGGACAAAGAAAAGATTTGGAGAAAGCAATTCATTACTGTCAGATGGCAATAGAAAGAGATTATCCTGATGTATAATCCTTTGCCACCACGACTTACAATAAAACCTTCTTTAATTAATGGATTAGGACTCTTTGCAACAGCAGGTATTGCTCAAGGAACAAATCTAGGAATTACTCATATCAAAGTTGATGGGGAACTTTTTAGAACTCCTCTCGGAGGTTTCATTAACTGTGATGAAAATGCTAATTGTATTAAAGTAGAAATGAGAACCGAAGGTTCTATTACAGACAAATGGAATTTAGTAACATTAAAAAATATTAAAGACGGAGAAGAGTTAACTCTACGTTACACTTTTTATACTATATGATCCAACAACCTCTTTTTAAACCACAAACAGAATGGCTACCACCAGAAAATTTTCCAGACTTATCTAAGCATGATGAAATTGCAATTGATTTAGAAACTAAAGACCCAGATTTAATAAAGATGGGCTCTGGTTCTGTCACTAAACGTGGAGATGTTACAGGAATAGCTGTAGCAGTGAAAAACTGGCGTGGTTATTATCCAATTGCTCACGAAGGTGGTGGTAACATGGATCGTAAAAAAGTTTTAAAATGGTTTCAAGGTGTATTAAATACACCAGCAACAAAAATCTTTCACAACGCCATGTATGACGTCTGTTGGATTAGGGCCCTAGGTTTAAGTATTAACGGTAAAATAGTCGACACAATGATAGCATCGGCTTTGGTTGATGAAAATCAAATGCGTTATGACTTAAACAACTGCAGTAAAAGATACACTGGAAAAACAAAAAATGAAACAGAATTATATCAAGCAGCACGTGATTGGGATGTTGACCCCAAGGCAGAAATGTATAAACTACCTGCCATTTATGTAGGTGCATATGCAGAAAAGGATGCTGAGATAACTTTAGAACTTTGGCAAGAACTTAAAAAAGAAATAGAACATCAAGATATACATTCAATAATGAATATGGAAACAGAATTGTTTCCTTGTCTAATTGACATGAGGTTTAAAGGCGTTCGCGTGGATGTGGAAGCAGCGCACACATTGAAAACCAAATTACTTGAAGAAGAAAAACAATCATTAATGAAAGTAAAAAAAGAAACAGGAGTAGATGTCCAAATATGGGCAGCAAGATCGATTGCCACAGTTTTTGATAAGCTCTCTTTAGATTATGATAGAACTGAGAAAACATCTGCACCTTCCTTTACTAAAAATTTTTTAGTGAATCACCCCCACCCACTAGTGAAACACATTGCCCGGGCTCGTGAAATAAATAAAGCCCATACCACGTTCATTGATACCATATTGAAACATTCCTACAAGGGAAGAATACATGCAGAAATTAATCAATTAAGAGGAGATAATGGAGGAACAGTAACTGGAAGATTTTCATATTCTAATCCAAACCTCCAACAAATTCCAGCTAGAAATAAAGAACTTGGACCAGCTATTAGGTCATTATTTATACCAGAAGAAAAACATACTTGGGGTTGTTTTGATTACTCACAACAAGAACCAAGACTGGTGGTTCATTATGCAACATTACAGAATCTCTATGGAGTGGACGAAGTATTGGAAGCGTATCGCGATGGCGATGCGGATTTTCATGATATTGTCGCAGACATGGCAGAGATACCTAGATCACAGGCCAAGACTATAAATCTTGGTCTGTTCTATGGTATGGGAAAAAATAAATTACAAGCAGAACTAGGAGTGAGTAAAGAAAAAGCTGAAGGATTATTTAGACAATATCATTCTAAAGTTCCATTCGTAAAACAATTGATGGATAACGTAATGCGTAGAGCCCAAGACTCTGGAAGAATTAGAACGTTACTTGGAAGATTGTGCAGGTTTCCACTGTGGGAACCAAATCAATTCGGAATTCATAAAGCATTGCCTCATGATGAAGCGCTTAGGGAACACGGACCAGGGATCAAACGTGCCTATACTTACAAAGCATTAAATAAATTAATTCAAGGAAGTGCAGCTGACATGACTAAGAAAGCAATGTTAGAATTACATAAAGAAGGAATCATACCACATATACAAGTACATGATGAATTAGATATATCTG